TCGAGTTTGACACACGCGACCTAGTTACGGTGATTAGTGTTATAGAAAAGAACAACAAGAACAGGTGAGTTTCTATGACAGTCAACACGACCATTCAGGTGTCTGGCGTAAAAGAAACTATTAACGCACTTAAAAAGATTGACCCGCAACTGCAAAAAGACTTTAGGGCTAAAGCCAACGAGATTGCACAACCAGCAATTAACGCTGCAAAAGACGTGTACACGCAAGTGCCGTTGTCTGGTATGGCATACAAGTGGTCTAGCAAGGGCCGCCAGTTGTTTCCGTTTAGCGTGGCTAAAGCGAAAAGCGGTGTCAAGTTGCGTATTGATACCCGGCGCAATGCTGTAGGCGTAATCCTTATTGAGCAAAAAGACCCTGCAACAGCGATCTTTGAGACTGCAGGCCGCGCTAACGCAAACCGCTTAGGCGATCAATTAGGTTTTGTCGGCGCTGGTCGCACTCGATTAATTGGCCCTGCCGTGTATAAAGCGCGGCGCGGTGTAGAGGGTGAAATGCAAAAGATGATTTTAGATACGGCGCGCACAGTTAGACAGGCAATGTAATGCTGTCTATTCCGATCATCTCAGAGTTTGATGGCAAGGGCATTGACAAAGCCATAAAGCAATTTAAGCAACTAGAAACAGTTGGCGAGAAAGCACAGTTTGCAATAAAAAAGGCTGCTATTCCTGCCGCTGCCGCGCTAGGTGCAGTCACCGCCGCGTTAGGTGCAGCGGTGGCTGCAGCTGCAGAGGATGAAGCACAAGCCGCACAACTTGCGTTGACATTAAACAACGTCACTGGCGCAACAGAGAAACAGGTCAAAGCAACTGAGGACATGATTAGCGCTATGTCAAGGGCTACCGGCACGGCTGACAGCGAACTACGGCCAGCGCTAGCGGTACTTGTGACCGGCACAAAAGACATTGCTACAGCAACAGAGGCATTGTCATTGGCGCAAGATATTGCTATTGGGTCTAACAAGTCTTTGGCTGAGGTTTCTGATGCGCTTGCTAAAGCGTATGGCGGCAACATGAAAGGCCTACAAGCCTTATCACCAGAGATTAAAGCCATGATTAAAGACGGCGCATCACTTAATGACGTGATGAACGTGCTAGGCGGCACGTTTGGCGGTGCAGCCGCAACCGCAGCCAACACCGCTGCAGGCAAGTTTAAGATACTAAAAAACTCGCTTGACGAAACTAAAGAGTCAATCGGCGCAGCGTTGTTGCCAGCTGTAGAAAAAGTTTTACCAATTATACAAAAGTTTGCAGATTGGGCACAAAACAACCCTGACAAGTTTTTGTATATTGCTGGCGCTATCAGCTTGGTTGCTGCAGCAATTGTGGCAACAAACATTGCAATGGCATTAAACCCATTTAGCCTGATTGCTATTGGAATTGCTGCTTTAGTTGCAGGTTTAGTTATTGCTTACAAAAAGTTTGAGTGGTTTCGCACTGGCGTGCAAATAATTATTAACGGCGTTTTAGGCGCATTTGAGTCACTGGTTAATGGCTTTATAACTGCAATAAACTTAATTATTCGCGCCTATAATTTAATACCGTTTCGCGACAACGTGGACACGCTCGATAACGTAAGTTTGCCGAAACTTGGCAGTGGCGGCATTGCAGCGTCAGTCGGGTCTGGTGCAGCGCGTGAGGGCGGTGTAGGTCAAGTGCTTTCAGGTATGCCGGCTATGCCGGCTATGCCTAGCCCTAGTGCACCTATGGCAAGTGGCGGTGGCGGTGGCGGTGGCGGCGGTGGCGGTAGTCAAGGCCCAGGGTTTGCACCGATCAACGGCCCAATCGGATATGTAGGTGGCATCCAAGACCGCGCACCTGGCAGCGTCACAATTAACGTGTCTGGCGGTATTTCATCGGCAGCCGATATTGGCAGATCAGTTGTTGACGCGCTGACTCAGTACACGCAGGTCTACGGGCCGCTTGACTTGGCTATTAGGTAATGTCTGGTGCAACCGTCATTACTGGCGGCACATACCTACTAGAACTGTCTAGCGGTTATGACGGTGAAGCATTTTATTTGGATGACTCAACGCTCAATGGCCCTGATGTGCTGGATGGTGACGGCGAGGATTTTAACGACATCACCGATGTGGCACAGTTAATTACAATTAGTCGAGGCCGTCACAAACCTTTAGACGTATTTGGGCCGGGCACAATGTCTGTGTCAATTAGCGTGCCAGTAGGCAACCGTGACTATGACCCGTTAAACACATCTAGCGTTTATTACAACCAGTTGACAGAGCAACCCGGTTTAGCGCCATTGCGCGCGATCAGGGTTAGCCGTAACGGTGAGTACCTTTTTACAGGCGTAGTGACCACGTTTAACCAGACCTACAACATGGCTGGCATGACCACTTACAGCATTGCTGCCGCCGACAATACTTATGTGCTGTCACAGGGCAATCTGCCCTCTACGGCTACCACTAGCCAAACCTCATCAGCGCGCATTACAGCCGTTTTAAGCGCTGCAGCCTACACAGGCGCTACAAGCCTTACAGCCTCGCCAACAGCCACGCTAGGCGCTTACACCATCCCTAGCGGCACAAACGTAAACGCCTACATAAACCGCATTCAGCAGGCTGAACAAGGTCGCATTTTTTGTAATCGAGAAAACGTGCTGACCGCCCAACCGCGCATCGGCACATCGCTGGCAGCGGCCACAGCCACGTTTAACGACACCGGCACAGCCACACCGTATGACAGCATCCTTGTAGAGTTTGACCAACAGACCGTAATTAACAATGCCAACGTCACTATTGAGTCTGGTGGCACGTTACAAAACGCAAGCAACGCAGCCTCTATTGCAGAGTACTTTACGCAAACTGAGGCGATCACTGACAGCTTGCTCTCGACTAACGCACAGGCCGCCACGCTCGCCAGTTACTTGCTTTACCCAAACCCGCGCCCACGTTTTACCAGTGTGTCAACCACATTTGCCAGCCTTAGCGATGCCCAAAAAACGGCGTTAGCACCAATAGAAATTGGTCAAACCGTGTCGGTTACTAAGACATTTTCATCCGGCACACCGTTAAGCGTTAACCAAGACTTGAGGTTGAGGGCATAGATCACGTCATTGACATGAACACAGGCCACCGCATGACTTTGTGGACATCAGCCACGACCATCCTTGACCAGTTTATTTTGGATGACATTACGTTTGGTGTGCTATCTACCACGAACGCGCTCGGTTAGGGTAAAGTCTGACTATGGCAAATACACAAACCACCGTTCCGTTGTTTGTGGCAAATACCGTTTTAACGGCTGCCCAACAAAATATTAGTGCCGGCACAGGCGTGCCAGTTTTTGCTACAACGGTTACCAGAGATGCCGCGTTTGGTGGCAGTAACAAAGCATTGGCAGAAGGTCAACTTGCCTACATCGAGGCTAGCAATGTAGTGCAATATTACGATGGCGCGGCTTGGGCTACTGTCGGGCCTTTATCTAGCGGTTTAGTTTGCGTTAAAGCACAAACAGCGTTTAGTGTCGCTTTAACGCTTAATGTGGACAACGTATTTACATCCAGTTACTCAAATTACAAAATTCTTTTATCTTTGACAGCTGGTAGCGGAAGCATCACTATGCGGCTTCGTGCATCAAGTACAGACACAACTACAAATTACAAAACCCGGACTATTTACGGTACGTCATCAACATTATTTGCGGCAGATGCAACAGGTACAGACGATTTTTATTTGTTTGATTATGACGCACAGGGCGGCGGCGCAGAAATAAGCGTAATTGCACCTCAACAAGCACAAGGAACAACAATATCTACGGTAACTTTTGGGTCATCTGGCGCAAACGGATATATTTACAATGTTGCTGGTTACCAAAATTCATCAACACAATTTGACGGTTTTAGTTTGTTTGCGGCAACAACTGGTATAACTGGCACATACGCCGTTTACGGATATTCTAAGACGGTATGACCATGAAAATACACGACAACGGCACAGATCGAGACATGACCGAACAAGAGAAAATTGTCTATTTAGCATGGCAAAAACAAAAACAGGAACACATTAAAGCACAAGAAAAAATTGCATTAGACAAAGCCAGCGCTCGACAAGCCGTCTTAGACCGTTTGGGCATTACAGCCGATGAAGCCGCGCTACTACTTAACTAAGGAGAAACAACATGGGCCCGGTCACGTTCACCATACATAACCAAACAAAGTACGAATTAAGAGTGCAATCGTCAAACGGTGCAACCGCTGAGGCCGCATCTGGTGCATCAACTAGTTTAGGTTTTACGTCAAACGACACAAACATTACTAACGCAATGCGTTGGTATCAAGATGGCATTTGCATTTTGCAAGGGTCAGTAGCGTGGTCTGCTGGTGGTTCAGGTGCAGACGATGGTTGGACATCAAGCAACATTATTTGCATGAGTGGCGAGATGAACGGCGAAGGCTTTTCAGGTTGCAACGAGGGTTGGATTGAGATGCAGCCTTACAACTTGATGGCTAACGGTGGGCAAGTAAGCGTTACTTACACCAACGCATAAACATGAAAAACGTCAAAGCGCTTGCGTGCAGTTACGGCAGATCAGCATTAGCCGCCGTGCTTGCCGTTTATATGACTGGCAACACTGACCCGTCAGACTTGGCTAAGGCTGGCATTGCAGCATTAGTGCCACCATTAATGCGTTGGCTCAATCCGAAAGATCAGGCTTTTGGCCGTAATACCAGCCAACTCTAAAGTTGTAAACAGCAGGCCTTACACGGGCAACAGTGACGGTGCATCGGCTGGCCCGCTACCCGGCATGGATGAGTGGATACGGCAAGCCATCAAATATGGTGGCGGCGCGTTTTGGAATAACGGCTCATGGGGAATACGCAATATGCGCGGCTCAGAAAACTTAAGTGTGCACGCCACTGGTCGAGCCGTTGACTTGTCGTACAGGCCGTCAGAAAAATACCCAACAGCAAACCGTAAAGGCTCAATGGCATTTCTACGCATCCTCATTGCCAACGCAAACGAATTAGGCATAGAGCAAGTGCTCGACTATTTCCCTAAACCGTTTGGGCGCGGCTGGCGATGTGATCGGCAAGCATGGAAAAGTTACAGCAAGCCAGAAATACACGGTGCGCCTGGTGGCGATTGGTGTCATTATGAGGTATCACCAATGTTTGTAGATCAGCCTCTAACCCTTATCCAGCAAGCGTTTAGACGGGTATTCACCGAACTGCCACAGTGATGCCCTATGGTGGAAACACCGGCGATAAGGGGGATGCAATATGGCTGATGCCAAAACATACGTTTACGAGGTGTACACCACCAGACTCGACACAGAGCAAATGGTGTTAGTGCAGATATTCCGTGACCCTGAGACAGACAAAGTGTTACACGCGCAATTGTCGTTTAAGAGCGCCGTTGGTGACTCATGGCAAACGCCTTACCAATTGGAGAAAAAATGAGTTACTTAGCAATCAAAATAGGTGCATGGGCAATTAGCGGTTTAGCAGCGTTTGTGTTGTTGTGGGATGCCAGCGCGCCACCAGAACGCAAACTGCAACCGGGCGAACAGATCAGCACAGTGCTTAACAGTGTTGTGCCACCGACAATTGCGCTAACACCAATAGCCACGACCACTACGTTGCCGTACAAAGGGTGCATGGAATACCTAAACGATGCGTTTGTGGCTGGCTGGCCAATAAGCGAGTCACCTACGATCTTGCGCGTAATGCAACGTGAGAGCGCTTGTAATCCGCTGGCGTTTAACGCTCAAGACAGCAACAACGGCAGTCGAGGATTATTCCAAATAAATGGAGTGCACCAAACATGGCTAATCCAAGAGGGTTACATCAAAAAACTAGATGACCTATATAACCCAGATGTAAACATTCGTGCAGCGTTACACCTATGGAATATGGTGGGCTGGTCAGCGTGGGCAGCAACACATGGCTGACATTCCATATCCCGAAACAGGAATTACAGAGGAGACCCGGCAGATGTACCCAGAAAACTACAGCGACAAATACAACAAAGTTTTTAAGCAATTTGTAGATGACATTCTTACGCCAGTGTTACCCATAGACCGGCTAGAAAACCACGACATTTTGCTTGATGAATTAGAGCTGATGTATGACGCACACATGACTATTGGCGGCCAACAAAACAGGTTTAATGCTAGTGTCATACGCGCTGCAATTAACGTGATAAAGTCCATTCACTAAACCCGACCAAAGGAAACCCGACATGAGTGAACAAATGCAAATGTTTACACCATCTAATGGATTAGGTGGTTACAAAGAACAAATTAAAGCGTTTCCGCTGGCATCGCGCCAACATCCATCAACCTCACACGTTGCAGCGCGTAAAGCAAAACCGCGCGCCAACTCGATGCGGATACAAATATTGTTGGCGTACAGATCGCACGTTGACATGACAAGCGAGGAAATAGGTTACGCGCTTAATTCCATTGGCAAGCCCGGTGCAAGTTATTGGCAAAGAGTGTCAGAGTTAAACAAAATTGGCATGATTGAGCCAACTGGTAAATTGCGTGCTGGTATGTCAGGCTCAGAGCAACGAGTGTTTAGCATCACTACCGCAGGCTGTGAACTACTTAAAGATATGGGTTTGTAATGGCACACTTTGACCTATCGCTTTACGAGACAGTTGCACAACGCTTAGAGCGCTGGTGGACTAAATACGAGACAGGGCGCATTATCACGACCATTCATCACTATGACGGCTCAACGATCATTATGCGTGCAGAGGGTTTCAACAACGAGGACAGGCTTATTGCCACAGGGTATGCAGAGGAAGTGTTTGGCAACAGTCCAGTCAATAAAACTAGTTTCTTAGAGAATTGTGAAACATCGGCCATTGGGCGCATGATCAGTAATAGCCCGATAGGGCACACAGGCGAGCGCGCATCGTCAACAGAAATGGAAAAGGTCAACCGCATAAACAGTGCGCCGGCTAAACCAGACAGTCACGGCAGCGCTACACCTAAGCAGATCGGTTTCTTAAAGAGCCTTGCGCGCGGTAAAGGTTGGGATGATCTGCAGCTGCTCGAATACATCCACCGCTTACTACAGGTTAATGACTGTGTAGTTGAGACACTTACCGCTGGTCAATGCTCTGCCGTCATAGATGGGCTAAAAAAATGAGAACAATCACAGACGAACTAAATGACCTCAAAGCAATCCTTGACGCACTCCAGCAGTTAAACGGTATGCACGACTTTATTGGTAAAGATGACGTAGATAGCCGATTACGTTGGGCACTAAAGAACATTGCAGGCAAAATTAACCTTTTAGCAAACCTGAACGGATAAAACTATGAACAACCCTAAAGAGGAATACGACAGGTTGCATGATCACATGACGGCCATAGCGCGTGAGCGTGATCATGCTGTACGCACCATTGACACGTTAACTAAGCAATTAGAGGAACTTAAAGACGCGCTGCAATTAGCGCATGAAGCGTTACGCAGGGAAATGCCATGAGTCGATGGGCATGGTTTGCAGTGACATGGGCAGTAATAACCACCTACCTGCTATGGCGATCTGATAAAAAGTAAAACCCACACAATCGGCTAGTAACCGGATACCTAAGCCTGTCGCAGGGCGGTTGGATGATCTGCGGTAACGCAGTTAGACCAGCGCGCACAAAACCTGCTACACGAAAGGCAATGTGCCAAGCGTTGGAGCGAGTCATAAACATAATTGACTGATGTGCAAGGTAATCGGATTGAGGCAGCCCGATGGGTAGAGCATCATCACACTGTCTCGACTCACACGCTGACATAACATACACTTAACAAACCGACACAGAAAGCCCTAGCCCGTCATGCAACGTGATGCAAAACAAATGAGAGCAAGCGCGCCAGCGCGCGGTAGCAATGGGTAAAGAACACAGCAACCCTGAGTACAAACGCAACCGGGCAATAATCCTGCAACACAAACCAGACTGCAACTACTGCGGCAAACCAGCCGACAACGTAGACCACATTGTTGCGCTGATGAACGGTGGCGATCATTCGCTGGATAATTTGCA